TTACAGCTTTTTAATCTTCGACAGAGCCACCTGCAGCGCATGGGTGGCTCGCTTTCCTTGCGGGCTTTCGAGGTTGATTCCTTCGATCACCGCCTCGATGGTTGCTTCGGTCGGGTCTTCGTCGACCGCGCTTGCGAGTGCTGCCCGATCTGGCGGGCTGCAGTAGCGCTTGCCCGCTTTCCACATCGAGATGTGGGTATTCGGAACGCCTATCGCTTCTGCTAAGGCGCCATAGCTTCCGTAAATGTCTTTACCTTTCTCGATAAGAACATTCAATTGGCTCATGTGTTACCTCAAGTGATAAAGTGTGACTTACCAGATGCGATAACTAAAACCGCTTCTGGTAACTACATTCTGCCACCGGAGCCGCCATGCACCAAGTTTCTTTCTCCCTCTTTGCGCAGCGACAGCAGCAAGCCGATTGCGCGCCCTCGGCCATTCAAACCGTCGAGGTCAAAGCTGTGGCGGCTCCAGCCTTGTCGGGGTCGGGGGCGTGCACCCAGTTGCCCTATGGCGGCGTGTTTGTGCCTATGCGCGCTGTGAGCGTCTTCGATCTTCATGACGGATGGCGTGGGGAGTGGTTCGGGGATTGGCAGAGTGAGGGCCTCCTCGATGCGCCTGAGTTCCTGCCGGCTGGCGGGCACCATTCGTTGGAGTGTGGGCGCGAGGCGGTCGCGGACGGTTTTTCAATGGTCGTGCGGGGTCACGCATGAGCATCGTCCGCGCTGCTGTTGGTCGTCCAGCCATTCACGTCGACAACGCCGCCAAGGTTCGTGCGCATCGTGCCGCGAAGGGCCGTATCGAGTTCACAGACGATCCCAAGATCAAGCAAACCATTGCTGGCATCGCCAGTGAACTCGGCTGCTCTGAGGCTGATGTGCTGCGCTCCATTACGCGTTTCGCGCTGACGAATCGCAACTGGAAGCAGGTCGGTCTCTACGGCTCCAAGGGCCTGCAATGACTGCAGCTGAAAAGCTCGAATGGAAGCGCCGCGCCTTCATGGCGATCAATGCGCCTATTCCGCAGGCCATCCGTATCGGGTCGGCCGTCGCTTCTTCTCAATACCGTGATGACGCTGCCGTGTGTGCGGCGTTCGTGCGTCGTGGTGTCCAGCCCGACCGCGCAAAGGTCGCATGCCTGCGCCTCGAAGGCCAGCAGGGGCGGTTGTGATCACGATGACTACCGGCACTCTTGGCACCGGCATGACGCTGTTTGCTGTGAATCCTGCCAAGCAGGCCGGGCGGCGCGGTCCCTATGTCGCATATCCCGATCAATCGGCGATTCGTCGTATGCGTGTCAAGCAGGGTATGACGCAACCGGAGTGCGCGAAGCATTGTGGTGTGTCGTTGCGTACGTTCCAGCGTGCTGAGGCTGGCGACGTGGTGCCTACGCATGTCAAACGCAAGATCGAGCGTGCGCTGGGGGCGGCATGGTGAAACCCGCCAAGTGCTCGAGCACGAATCCCGCCACTCAGGCCGGGGCGCCCTTCGTCTCGGCGCATGACGCGGCACAGCGTGCGCTACGGGCGTGGGCCTTCGCCTCGCCCCCGTCCTTGCTGAGCGGCTGTTCCATGGCGTGCAGCCATGGCCCGAGCATCGCTGCGGCGCAAAGCGACGTAGCCCGCCCACAGCGTGTGATCCCCCTGAAGCGTGAGGGATCGCTAGTCGCGCAAGCGATTGAGACGCCGTACCCGGTGGCTCAACCCGAAGGGCCAGAGCCCGGTCCGCAGGACACGCCCTCTGCTGATGGCGCGTGCCTCCTGCAATGCCTTTACCTCGCCGACCGCTGCGACCGCAATTGCGCTGGATGCGCTGTCACTGCGAGCGCGGCGCGGGAAGGGGCCCCGCTTGCGGGGAAGGGCACCGCGCAGGCGAGCGGGCGGCAGTGCGGCAAGTGCCCCGATGGTAATCACGGGGTATATCAAATTTCGGAAGGTGGACGGGACTATGACCAAGGTTAAAGACAAGAGTGCACTCGTCCTCGACGGCAATGTCGTCAAGGTTCGTTTGATGGCTGAACGCCAAGCATCGAACTCGATGGTTCACGTCGATTGGCTTCGCTTCACTGTCCGCTTGCGCAATGCACCTCCGTTTCTCACGGACAAGCGCGCGGAGTCCACCAGCATCTGGGATGAGGGCTACCGGCTCCACAAGCTGCTGAGCCTCATCAACGAACTGCCTGATCACGAACGCGATGCATGCGGGCAGGCGTCCGCCCTCGCAGACCGTGTTTGCATGGCTTTGGGCTTCGAGTTCAACCGCGGGGCGGAGCTCGGAAAGGGGCATGATTTCTACAAGCATCGTTGGCCTATCCATCGCTGCGGCGCAGAGGTGGGTTGGGTTGGCTTCGGTGCGTCGTCGGACAGCCCTAAGCAACGTGCCCAGGCTGAGTCCATGCACGTGAACCTCTACGGCGTCGCATGCACGTTTGCGGAGCACGGCTGGACCGACCGCATGGCGAAGATCGTTGACGAACTGGACGGAAAGATCACCCGCGCCGACCTCGCACTCGACTTTTTCGATGGCTTCTCAGGCGGCATTGAGCGTGTGTTTAAAGAGTACTGCGAAGGCCTCTGCGACAGCTATGGGCATAGGCCAGCGCTGCGAGATATCAACTGGGCTAAGGGCTGTTCCCGGTCCCTGTACATCGGCTCCAAGGATGCGGGCAAAGAGACCAACATCTACGAAAAGGGCGATCAGCTCTTCGGTGAAAAGGTCGGTAGCAAGTGGCTGCGTTTCGAGCTGCGCTACGGCAACAAAGTTCGCGTTCTCGATACCGACCTTCTGCGCCGTCCCTCCGACTTCTTCGCAGGCGCGAGTGACTGGCATGCGGCCATCCTTCGCGAGGCCGGTGATGTTGCGACGCCCGAGTACATCGCCTACACGCCCAAGCCGGCGCTGATGCATGTCAAGGCTGAATGCACTCGCAACGCGCTGCATCTTCTGAACAACGCGGCTCCCTCCATTGCGCTTGCGTTCCAGTACCTGACAGAGGAGCAGTTCCTCGAACTGGTCACGCATAAGAAGCGCCCCAAGCGGCTCGCTTCCTTCTCCCACGCTGACCTCTCTGAGGCCTACAGCGAGGCGTTCTCTCAATTCGTGGTTCCGCGATCTGGCCCAGTCGCGATGAGCCTTCAATAAATCGGGCTTGGAGTAATCAATCATGCGCATGCAAAGCGAGTCCACCCTGTTCGGCATCAAGGCATCCGAAGGCACGTTCAATGACCGTGCTTTCGACAGCTGCACGTTCCACCTGGACGCCGACATTGCCAGCAACGGCAGTGGCGAAGCCATCGGTATCAGCACTCGTCCTTTCAAGTTCGGCAAGTCCGACGAATTCCAGAAATGGAAGCACCTCGGCAAGTCGCTGCCGATTCGCGTCATCTGCACGTTCGATGTGGTCGCGGCCAGCGACAACAAGACGCAGCTCACGCTGGTCGATATCAAGCCGGTCGAGCGCGCTGCGACCGCAAAGGCTGCGGCCTAACTGCCATGCGTCTCATTGTCCAGAGCTTGGTAACGGGGAAATTCCTCGCGCCGTCTGCTGACGATGGGCAGCCGGAATGGGTGCGCTCGCTGGGTCAGTCTGGCGGCGGTGTTGTCGATGACGCGGAACGCGCTACCCAGCTGGTGCACGACTGGACCGATCTGGACGATGAGGCGGTCATTGTGGACCTCGATGTGCTCGGGAGGGCCAATGACACCGATGAGCATCAATCGCAATTCGTATCCGGAAACGCTGGGGGTGGCTTGTGATGTTCGGCGTTGAACACCTGATGGCCGCGATGCTGTTCGGCCTTCTGATGGGCCTCGGCTTTTGCGGCCTTGCATGGTGGTCAGGTGAGCGTGCTGAGCGCTATGTGCGTATCGAACGCGCACGTCGCCGCGATCACGGCAGGTTGCCCCTCATGCGGTGGGTCGAGTCGTGATCCGGTATTTCTTCCGTCGAGTCGTTGGCGCGTTTGCATCGCGGCTCGTCGGCCTGTTGTTCAAGCTCTTTAAGTGATTTCAGTGGTTAGCCCTCCAACGTCGTGAGACGCCGAGGGTCTTCCGGTGCAATCCCGAATGTTTCGGAACACCGCTCAGGAGATATCTATGGGCGATGAGGATGACTTTGACCCTATCGGCATCTGCATTCATTGCGGTGCCGAGGTGGGGTATTCGCTGTGGGAGGAGCATCCCTATAACGATGGGATCGTTTGCCCCGAGTGCGAGGGGCCCCAGTCTGTTGAAGACGTGTATCCGTCTGCCTGATGCGCTACCTGATTTGCACCGTCGATGTTTCGCCATGCCCTCCTGAGAGTGTGCAGGCCGTCACGTTCGCGGAGACGGTGGACCTTTCATCGATGGGGGTGACTCCTGAGATGTTTTTGAAGGTCTACGCGATGGGTTTCGGTGGGGTGATGACGGCATTCATGCTGGGCTACGTGCTCGGCGTGGTGCTTGGACTGATACGGAAAGCGTGAGTGGTTTTAGCCGGTAGCCGGCCAGCGTTGTGAAACGTCGTCGGCCTCCGGGTGCAACCCCGAATCTCTCGGGACACCGCTTTTTAAGGAAATGTTCTCATGAACAAGATCAAGACCGTTCTGTCCAATGGCTACGCTCGCGCCGGTGCCATCGTCGCTGGTGCACTGCTGGCCTCGCCCGCGTTCGCGCAAACCAGTCCGTGGGATGCCTTCTTCGATGCCGTGGACTTCTCCGGCGTGTCGGCGAAGGTGATCGCAGGCGGCCTGCTCATCGTGGGCATCGCCGTGGCCTACAAGGGTCCGGACCTCGCCAAGCGCCTCGTTCGCAAGGCCTAAGGGGTCGCCATGCTTAGCGGTGCTTTGGTGTTGGTGTTCTGGGCTTCAGTGCTGGGCCTTGGCACCGCTAGCGGCATTGCGTTTGTCCTCGGGGTGAGGTCTGCGCAATGAAAATCAAGCAGTTATTTTTCTGTTCGGCCTTGCTGTTGCTCTGTGGTGGAGCTCATGCAGGTCGTGGCATTGATCGCGCTACGGGTCAGGCGCTTTGGAATGCTGCGGTCCATGGCCGCACTACGACTATCGGCGGTGGCTCGGGGTCGATGAAAGTCATCAGCCCCGCTGGAACGAGTTCTGCGGGTGCGGCTGGTGCCACCAAGGTTACTGGCAGTGGAACAGTCCCGGTCGCTCAGAAGCAGGTGCCTGTGGGTTTCACCGGCGAAGTGGCAAAGGAGGTTGTTGTTGGTGGTGTCATTGGATGCGCTACCGGTGGTCTGGTCGGTTGCGCATTGGGTGTTGGTGTTCCGCTTGCGACTGCCTATTTGAGTCTTTCAGGCGCGCGTGTGAATCCCGAGACTGGGCAGTTGGAGCGGCGTGATTTGGATATTTGCATCACTGGTCCCTGCTATCAGTATCGCGATGGGTACTCGCCCGCACCATATGTTTGGTCTGCTTCTCGGGCTAGCGCCTGTGAGCGCGGTGCTGCATATAACACCTCGATTAATGTCACTTATCGTTTTGTATTTGTAGGCGTTTTGGCGAATGGTAGGTGTTCGATAGAAACCTATAACAAGTTTTCTGGCGCGTTCTTTGATAAGTCAGAGCAGACTGTTGTTCAAGGTGGTGAGATTCCGCCTGCTTCGCCTACGTGGTATCCGGCTACTCCTCAGGAGGTCAGGGATGCCCTTTATAAGAACGATCCTGCTCCCGGAATAGTCGATGAGCTTTCCAAGTTCGGAAATATCACGTGGCCGCTTGGCAATGTGAAGGTGACTGGTCCTTCTGAGGTCAAGGGGCCTAAGAGTACGTCTGTCACTCAGTCGGGCAGTAGGACCGATACGACTGTCAGTCAAGAGTCCACTCCGCTGAGCTATAGCGGCCCCACCGTTACGGCAGGCAACACTACTCGTACTTCCACTACGACCAGCACAACGACGAATCCTGATGGCACGACGTCGACGTCGACTAGCACGACGACGGAGACAACTGAGCAGGGCACTGAAGGCGCTCCGCAAGAGGAGCCAGAAGAAGCGCCAACTGATACGGCGCTCCCTGCGGTCCCCACTCTCTACACCCGGAAGTATCCGCAGGGGTTGGTGGGCATCTGGAACGAAAAGAAGTCTGAGCTGAATCAATCGCAGTTGTTCACACTGCCTAGTCAGTTGTTGCCTACTGGTGTGGGCGGCGGAAGTTGTCCCACGTGGACCATCCCTCTTGATATGGCTGGCTTTCACGACTGGGGCATGGCTGACCTTTCCGTGCCCTGCTGGGTGTATGACGTGGTCAAGGCCATCGTTTTGATTGGCGCTGCGATTCTCGCGCGCGCATTGATCTTTGGGGGGTGATGTGGCTGCTGCTTTCACGATGCTCTTTGCGAAGCTCGCGGCCATCGTCGAGTGGATCGGCAAGCTCGCCGTTGCGGTTTTCACTGCGGCTTGGGATTTCATTCGAGACGCCGCCTGCTGGCCGTTTGAGCAGGTCATGGAAATTGTCGTTAGCGCGGTGCAGGCTGTAGACCTCACGCCTGTCACTTCGTCGCTGCAGAGCTGGGGCACGTTGCCTGGAGAGATCCTCAACATGCTCGGCCTGCTTGGTGTTGGGCAAGCTGCGGCGATCATTGTTGCGGCCATCGGTATCCGTCTGGTTCTTCAGCTCATCCCGTTTACAAGGCTCGGATCATGATCAATGGCCTGGAAGGCATCCCCGGATCGGGGAAGAGTTTTGAGGCATCGGTTTATCAGGTGCTGGATGCGCTGAAGCGCGGTCGCAAGGTCATCACGAATTTGCCATTGGTGCTTGAGGCTTATGCGGCCATCGATTCGAGCTATGGCGATCTGTTGGAGCTGCGCTATACACCTGCTCCTGTTCGTGGCACGTGGGATGCGGAGCGGGTTGATCCTGCGACGGGGCAGGGTCAAGCGTTCGAGTTGTACGCTGATGGTCGTCTAGAAAAGGCGCCTGACGGGACTAGGCTTTTCGGCCACGTGTGGGACTACTGGTCTGATTGGAAGCATCCAAAGACAGGTCAAGGGCCTCTCTTCGTGATCGACGAGGCTCACGTGACGATGCCGCGCATTGGTACGTCGAAGGAGGTGGTCGAGTACTACAAGCTGCATCGGCATTTCAACGCCGATATCTTGCTTTGCACCCAGCGATTCAGGGCGATGTGTCAGGACATCGCCGAGATCATGGCGATGGTGATCAAGGTCCGCAAGGCGGATATTTTGGGTCGTCCTGACAGCTATATCCGGAAGGTGTATTCGGGCTATCGAGGTGCGATCGTGCAGACTTCGGAGCGCAAGTATCAGCCGGAGTTTTTCTGCCTCTACAAATCGCACACTCAAGGTGGTTCGGCACTTGAGGCCGGCGTATCTGACGTCAAGCCTTTTCTCACAAAGTGGCGCCGCATGTCGTGGGCGCTGTACGTCGTCATTGCAGTGGTGACGGTGTGGGCGTGGTGGCCTGCAAGGGATATGGACAAGAAAGCGAAGCTGCACGATGGTCGATCTGTTGCCGACATTGCAGTTCCGAAGGGCGCGCCTTTTACGCCCTGTGTCGAAGGTGCTGTTTGGAAAAACGATGAGTGCGTCAAAGCTCCTGCAGACATGGGAAAGGCTGTGGTCGATTCGCCCAAGCTCGCCATTGAGGCCCAGTCGGATGGTGGTGGCGTCGAGCCATTGAAGGGCAAGAATCTTCACCTCACTGGCCGTATGCATATGCGGGGCAAGACGATCTATACCTTGTCGATCAGTGAAGGTGGTCGGCGCTTCCTCGATACGACCAGTGAGGAGCTTGAGCGCGCTGGGTACAAGTTGGAAGCACTCGGTGCCTGCATGGGTAGGCTGAGCTATGGTTCCAAGGTGTACCCGGTCATTTGTGACGCGCCGCAGCTTGCGGTGGGCACTGAGCGTGCGCCAGTGGTGGTCGCTGTGCCCGGTGTTCAGCCTGGGCAGGTTGTTGCTTCTGGCGTCTCGCCTGTGGGTGCTCAGGTCACGTCTATCGAAGGTGGTGGATTCCGCGATCCGCTGCGCGGTGGGGGCTCTGCCGTTGGTGCCCGCTGAGGCGATTTAGGCTGCCGATGCGGTATCGGTATGCGTCGGAGAAATGCTCGATTCGTTTCCGGTTACTGGATCAGGCGATAGGCGAGCAGCAGTAGGACGGCAATGCAGAGCCAGACAAGCAGCTGAAGGGACCAATGCCAATCAGCGCCCCACAGCTTCCGAGGGTTGGCGTTGTCCAGTAGATCTACGGGGATTCGCGGTCCGCTGCGCTTCTTGGGCTTCGACCGCTCGGCGCGCTCTTCTTCCATGCGGCGGCGCTGAATCTCATCGCGGTACCAGTCCCTGTCTTGCATTCCCAT